TGATTGTGTCACCAACATTAAATCCCACCACCGATTCAAGATCAATTGATTGAAAGTTCTGCTCAAGCCATTCATAATATGCCTTAACAAACGCAATAAAATTTGGACCCTCCTCCTGATAAAAGGAAGGGAATAGGCGAAATAAGGGGCGAGATTTTAGCTTCTACATCTCTCATTTACATTAGGCCCTGACAGGAAGCGCGGTGATATTTAAGTCTTCTTCGATTATATTTAGAATGACATTATTTACTGTGGATATATCTTTATCACGTGGTGTGGCAATGAACTTGATACCAGCACGATTAAAGCTATCAATCTTCCAATTAGAAAACTGAAGTAGCCCAGTATCATACTCAATGGTACCAACCGTACCAATAATAGCTTCTGTTGCTGCTGATAGTACGTTTAAGATACCATTTGCATTATCGCGAATAAATGCTCTAACTCCCTTGTATACCATTTCCGTTGAATAAACCGCATACTGATTAAGAAGTACCGACTGATCCTGGACAACTCTGAGCGGGATGTCGAATCTAACATCAAACGTCAAGAACTCACCGAGGACGGGTGTTATTACTTTAATAATATTAATATCGGTTTCATTAGAGATGATCGATACTTGAGAATTGTCAATCGATTGAATGAGTTTCGAATAACGGAACGTCTTATTAAAGTCGTTGAGATTATTCTGAGCATACTGTAAGACTGACGTGCCTACAATAGTTCTAATATCGTCAGGCGTCAATGCAGTAATACCGACGTTATAGTTAACACGAGATTTAATACCGATATAGGTATATGCAGGATCAACAAACACAGGATCAATAGAAACAGGAGACCTTGGCTTTAAGAAACGATAGTATTCCTGGCGTTTAATATCCGGCAGTGCATCAACTTCTTTAAGGTCAACAGAAATATACACCTTACCAAATTGAGGTGGTGTAAGATCTTCTCCGCCGTATGCGGTAACAGTATTAATTTCAGGGAAGTTAATTTTAAGTAGAGATTCATAATCTTCTGTTGTGACGGCACGTTCTTGGGCTGTAAAGTGGCGTGGTGCGTTAAACTTAATTGACTCAATTGATTCCGAGATTGCACCACCGGCGGCAACAGCTACCGTATTAACCGTAATAAGGGTCTCACCCTGAATCGCCGCATCAGGTGTAAATACATTACATCCGTTCGGCAGTTGACCGTTTGACAATCTATACTGAATTTGAATAATTGAATTGTTCTTAGGGCGGCGGCCTGTTACGCCATCACCAAACACAATTTCGTATGATTCGTTTTCTGCACCCTGAATAAAGAATACTTGAGAATCTTTTGTCAAATCAAATAGAGATGCAGCACGGGTATAGTTCAATACGGATGAACCTGCATCCTCAATAACGGTAACAGAAACCGAAGATGTATCAACGTTCTTGTTGCTAATTAAAAATTGTTGAATGGTATCAAACGTATATGTGTACGAATCATTTACATAGAATCCTTCGTATAGCTTGATATCATTTGCAGTGAAAGTAACACCGGAACTATTGGCCTGATAATCATTAATGATAGCTGTATCGGCAGTAGAAAATGTATAAATCTTATTAAGAAGACGTGATGTAAAGGTATAACCCTTATTAAGCACAAGAGAACGTTTAGTGACGTCTGTAGAACGGATCGATAAATTGACCGTAGCTTCTGCAGACTTGAACGAACGGGGAATATAGTTCAACTCCTTTGCGTGCGACACAACAGTATCGCGCATCTGAGCCGAGTCAAGGAACATTTCATTACCGACCATGTTAAGATAGAATGAATTATGAAACGTGTTGTATGCAAGTACGTCAAGAAGGACGTTGATGTTCGATCCCTCGAAATCATAGTCGTTGAATTTGTCCTGCGACTTCATGTACGCCTTGAACGTATTCTTCAGCGTGTCAAAATCTAGGTTCGAAAGTATGATACTGGAATTACTGGACATTAGCGAACTCTTGTTAATGAAACGTTTAATGTAATTGGGTTCTGTCTATTTATTATCATATATTGAATGACTACTTGATATAAATTACGATCGTAGTAAGGAATAACGGCTACTTCAATTACTTTAGCACGCGGTTCATAATCTGAAATTGCCTTTTGGATTGTTGATGACATAAGCTCTGCTACGCTATCAGACATAGGTTCGAACAACATCCTTGTTATGTCACATCCAACATCAGGTTGATATAGACGCTCGCCCTTATTTGTAAATACTAAATTGCGAATTGAATTATTAACGGCATTTTCATTGACATAACGAAATACGTCTTTGACGACCGGGTGAGGTGTCAAATCATTAGCAAAATCAGAATAGACCTGATTCTTTGTGCTACTTGCGCTAAATCTATCTTTGACTGTAGCCATTAAAAATACCTTAAATGATTATTGCTGTATTAGATGTTGTAACACTCAATGTATATCTGAATGCCGAAGCAACTACCTTACACACGACCGTGCTTGCAATATCAGCCGACTTAATAGTATATAGATTGTTGGCGGATAGAGTCTGTATACGAACATTAGCTCCTGCCGACGGGACACGTATCCATTCGTACATAATAGTAGTAGGGTCATATGGCCACGTACCTTCTGAACACTGTAGTGTTTGACCGTTAACTGCAGACCCCGAAATTATCGGCATGTTGCCGGGTGCCATCGCAAATTGAACAGGAGCCGTTGGCACCGTAAATGCTTCCTCGATCGCAACCTGTGCATCGGCCGTTACGCGACACGTCAATGGATATTCAACGTCATTAATTGTTGGTACATACTGGAATGTATTAGCCGCCGAGATTTCCTGGTTGTCTCTAAACCACTGAAACAATAGCGGGTATGCAGTAACAACACCATTAGACGTCCACGTGCCGTTTGAGCACGCAAGGGTAGAACCAACTAGCGCGCTGCCCGCAATTGTTGGCAGTACACTATTGACCGGGTCCGGTTGATTAAGAACATCAACGACATCGATGCGGTACTGTGCATAGGCATCACTCGTTGCCGTCTGCTGAAATGCTTCAATCGAAGATGTATCAATGACGGGTGGCAAACCTGTAATGTCCTGAATATTCGACTGACTTGCACTGAGTTGTGTTAGGTTATTGTCAAGTGCCGTGTTGAGTGACGCGTTAATTGCTCCGACCTGATCGATAAGATTATTAACCGTACCTACTGCACTGAGAACATCTGCAATATCATTTGCCGTAACACCTACTTCTTTTAAACCTTTACAAATTGCTTCGCCGATAGCGTCTGTAATTTGTTGTTGAATATCGGCTATTGTTTGGTCGATTTCATTTTGAATTGTATTTTTAATATCATTAATCGTACCAATGGCGCACGCTTCAAGTTTAGGCTTAAGCTCAATAATTACTTCAATTAATTTTGTAATTGCTTTTACTAATTCAATAGCTCTTAACATGAAGTTAATAGTAGCATCAAGGTCGGGTAGGATTCTCCCGATGACCGCCTTCTTTATGTACTTGGGAATTTTAAATGGATTAAGTGGAATGCTAAGTATCGGTAAAATTTCATCAAGCTTACGTTGAATTTCTTTTGTCTGGTCATCGATAAAGTCTTCGATGAATTGCAATTCTTTCCTGATCTTTTGCTGTAGCGCTACACAATCGGTTTCGTTTTGAATGTCTTGTGTGATCTTGCGGATGCGCTTTGCGAGGGATGAACCCTTTCTCGCTTTATTTTTTACCGATTCGTCTTCGCGATCGATCGTGCAGCGAGTATTAAGCGGGGCAACAACATACGCAGAGAGTGGAATTGTATTTGCATCAAACATTGTTGTAGTTAGCAATGGTGAGTTATTTTGATATGCACGCAATGAAGAGGGAATATCAGCAGATGATCCTGCAACTCTAATTGTACCTGTACCAGCATTTGTATTACTTGTAGTCATTAGTCAGCACTCACTATTAAACCACCGACAATACCGAGTGCCGTACCACCTGCGATGATCGATCCCGTTATACCAGTGCCACATGAAATATTGCCAGCAACACTAAGACTACCATCAGTAACGCTAAGACCACCGGGGCTCTGGACAGTAACACTACCACCCGATGCAATCTGGACGCCAAGAAGACCCGCGAGACGTAGAATGCCCTGAGACTGTACGGTTATGCCTGAATCGGATACAATCGTAGCCTGACCTTTGACCGAAGCATTCAGGTTCCCACCGACCTCAACCTTTGCGTCGCCTTTAATAGCAATATTCTTAACACCACCCACGATTTCAAAACTATCACCCGTATTACGAATAACTAATCTACCATCAGGTGCCATTTCAATAATAGTACCCGAGGCATGTTGAATGTTAATTCGTTCTGCACCGTCTGTATCGTCTAACTCGATCTTATGACCCTTGCGAGTTCTAATAACACGATTTAATGGATACTCAGCTTTGTATGCAGAATCAGGTTCTACTGGGTGTATTTTCTTTTTGGGATTTGGATCCTTACCTCTTGCTTCGAAAGATAGTGCATTACTATTATCATCATCACGTTGTTGTGGAATTGATCCAATAATAATACGAACCTCACCTCTATTACCGTCGGCAAAAAATCCAAAAACCTCGGACCCCTCGACAAGAGATGGTGTGTCTCCTACCTGACGATATGATGCACTAGTAGGTGGTGTGAGACAAGAAGCCCATTGTGTAATCTGATCATCTTCTTTGAGATCATCATAACCACGAACGCGCACACGGGCACGACCCAATTGCATGGGGTCTTTGTCAACATCAATAACCGTACCGACCCACCAACGAAAACCGTCTTGACCCATCTGACTCATATTTTAGTTGCCCTTCATACCGGATTTCATTATGTTACAAGATATAGCGTGTTGTGGTCTATCTGAATTTAAGATCATGTGTCGTAAGTGTGTGATTAGATAGTATCCACTGTCTAGGCGTGTCTTACCTGGGTCTTCCTGGGAATCGGATGATGTCGGGAATGAACATTCAATAACATCACCAACTGCAAGATCTGTGTCGCCGTAAATCAAAATTTGAGCTTCGATCTGTTGTAACTTTTGCAAGAATGCATTGCGCTTTACTATAACTTCAGCGACGTTACTATTAGGCCTTACTTCATAGTTTACAGGAATGAGTTTATTTACGACACTATTGCGTGAGTATTGATTAGTAAAGTCGGTACCCATAGTCGCAGTACCTCCAGTATCCGATGTCGGCAGTGAAGCTCCATCCTTGGTTTCTTGATAGCGCGCAATTTGCCCTTCCCCCGTGGCAAACGCGTATGGCATTGCAGTACTATGTTGGCCGCCAGAAGTTATTAATTTAATCGCATCATTAAATTGTGATTGATTGTATGCCATGATGTTTCTAAAATTAACTTCAGCTGCATCGGCGTTACTAAGAGGTGTGAATACAAAGTGTCTATCCGAACCACCGCGATCAAGTGTCTTTCGTCCATCTTTCAATAGTTTCTCGTACGTAACAAGATTATAACCACGTTGATTCTCAAAGAAGACATAGACACCGTTGTTGTCGCGTCTATTATCTGCATCGAGATAATGTTCGTGTATAATAGCAAACGGGTAGCGGGGACCGATCGTCTTATCAATAATACCTGTCGATGGTTCAACTATTATGCGCTTACGTGTCGCAAGATCTTCTTTGAGAATAGACTCAATCAATTCAGTAATCGTGCCCTTGAATTGCTTTGATGCAATAAAGTTGGCGGCCGAAACCTTTAACTCTGGGCTGACTAGCTGTAGAGTATATGTAACCATTTTATTGTTCTGGGATACTACTTTATTGCCTATGCTGTTAATAGCAAATCTATAGTCGACAGCCTTTTCTCTACTCTTTGTCTTTATTGTAAATGTAATAAACTCATTAGTCGTCATTGTGTAGTTTTCATATAAGCGAGCAGAATCAGCTATTGTTATTTCACAAAACATTGTTGGATAGATAATGCTTTCGAAGATATGAATTTCTTTGACCTGATCCGTAATGGGCCACACTCTTTTACCATCACCGCTGATAATGGTTACGTGTTCAATTTCAACATCACCCGGTCTGTAATCGTTTTGATCGCGTTTAGCTTGAGAGTAACCTTCGGCAGGATTGATACGACTCCATAGATCATTCTGCACGCCACCAAGAATCTGCGCCGTAAGATTCCTAACGAAGTTCTTATTCAATGCAGGAAGGGAGT